ATGCTGGCACATGGCTAAAGTCTATATTGTACCTTGTGCTTCCGCTACCAATAAGCCATTCTGTTAAATTCTGATAGATATGTTCAGCATATGGGATAATCGTATCACTATACCAACTTGTTTCAGCTGAATTACGCTCACTTACATTTGAATTGCCATATTGTGCCGTTAGTTCTGCTTTGTAGTCAAATACCTCCGAAAACATATTCATGTCTGACTTTTCCAACTCCACAAACTGCATTTGAGCAATAGCATACCCCATTTGCTGCCAATTAACAGACGTTGACGCAACCATTATCTTACGCTGATTCTCGTCAAATCCGTAATCTTTTTCAAACTCTTGTTCTAATCGCGCGCGCTCCTCTTTCTTCATCGCTCCAGCTCCTAAGTTGCCCTCCTCATCCATCGATAAAATACCCATAGGGCTATTCATCATCTTACCCCTAGCCTTTAAATTAACGGTTAAATTGTTAATAGTAGCCGTTAACGCTTTCAATCTTGATTCAGGTATAATTAATGAGTTTGAATAATAAGTCAAGTCGGGTATAATGTAGCATTGATCCTTTGGGATTGCTTTGCCATCGAATCTTATCTCCTGTATCTGCTCCATTATATCGGTTGAATAAATGGCGTTCCTTAAATGGTTAATCTTCCAGGTTATCTCAACATGGGTAAATGGTAACGCCCATATAGTATTTGAATCCGCTTTATCAAATCCCACCGAAATAGGACGTATGCAAACCGTGTAACCTCGAAGCATAGTAGATACTATGATTTGAGTTATGAATTGATGCTGTGCTTGTGAATAGTTAGGACGTTTGAGAATATCAAGATACTTGTGTACATCTTTATCAATCGTTTGTCCTGTTATTGTGTTGACTAAAGATACTTTGCCCTTACTAATTGCTTTGGCGGTCTTTATTGGCAAATATAGTACCGGAGGACAAAACCTTACGGCTTTATTGATATTCTCAATAGAATCAAATTCTAAGTAATCGTAACCATTACCGAATATCTTATAAAATCTATTGTTATTAGGTTGATTGACTATTATAGGTGATGAAACAGCGATAGACTTAACTGCCGTTGCCATCTGTTTAACTTTCGCGATAATGCCCAACCTATATCGTGCCAATATTACATCGGTACTTTGCGAAAGGTTGTAGTTAACAATTAGAGCAAATGTATAAACATTATTTTACAATTGGCAAAATTTTTTTTTTAGCTTATGATTTTTGTAGGCAATATAAAACCAAAAAAATGCAAGTATTAATGATAATACAATGTCGATTGCGTTTATTGTCATGGTGATGTTTAGTTTAAATTTCTATTTTTAATTCATCATATGTAAGTTGATAATATAAATTTTGTAGCTGGTGTAAATAGGTACACATAAATCCAACACCGCCAAAAGTTGCTAGTCCGTATTGATTAACACTCAACTCGTTTAAACCTAATTTAATTTTATTGTCAACAAAACCGCATTTCAATAAAATATCATCAGTTAATTCGATGGGATTTGCTTTCCATTTCCCTCTAAATTTCTCACTAAATGTTATGCTTTTTTGCCGAATTTCAATTACCCTAATTAACTTCTCGGTATATTCTTCTCTGAAGATATTACCTATCCTTACTTCGTTTGGCTGCATCATTTCTTACCTTTTTTTGGCAAATAATACTTCTTACGCTCCTTCAATGCCACCGCTTGTACCTTAGCTATTGAATCAGCATATTGCGGTACTTGTATTGTCATACCCTTGATTATTGCACCATCAAGATATTTCTTCGGTTGTCCGTTCGGGTTATTGGCTTTTCGTTTGATTTCTGTACTCATATAATTTATTTACTGCAAAGATAGCTAAATAAATTAATTATAAACGAATAAACAATTTTAAGTTTTTAACGCATAAGCTACATAGCTGCTGCCGTCTATATGGTGATTGTTTTTGTCTATTGGCTGCCCTGTTGGCTTGCCGTCTTTATCCAACATCCAAACGTATTGCGTGTACTCATTCCAAAGGTGGTCGCCCTCCGTACCCTCAACAACTGATACGTTATAACCTTTCATTATTTCGATGCGTGTTTCGATGAAACCTTTGCCGTTCAAACCTTTTTTCACAACTCCCATAGCGGTAAATCCACGCCTTAGTTGTGGATACTTTTCTAGTGTGTATAAATCAAAGTCTGATTCATTGAATCCATTGCGCATCTTGCTAATCATATACTCACCGATTGCGCTATCGACAATAATAGTTTCTTTTGAAGTGAATCCTTGCTCGCATAGCCATATCATCACGTCATTGAATCTCTTAGGCTCGTAATGTAGCGGCTTAATGATTAATTGGTTATTGTGCGCCTTAACTTCACCTATCGCGCATGGGTCTGTTCCTCCCCAATCGATGTAGTAATACTTGTTATACTCGATTCGATTATATTCTTCTAAAGTTATTCGATTCCAACCTGTGAATATTTGCCCTTTGATGCCTGAGCTTATATATCCTTTGCCATCACGAAGCCAATTATCTAAACCGCTCGCATTGTCTTTATCTTTCATTAAATCAGAAATAAACGCATGATCCAAGTTATGAATGTTATCAAGGTATGTGCCAAATATTGACAAGATATTACTTTCTTTTTTTGGTTTGGCTGTATAGTATCCATCATATTCTGATACTGGGTTTAAATTGTAATCATCCCAAATATGATGGCTTCGTGATGGTGGATTGAATAACCTTATAATTTTAGTATTAACTCCTTTCTTTCTGATTGATAATTTCAACTTTCTAAAGTCCTCTTTAGGTATTTCGTCGGCTTCTTCAATTATCACATGAGTAAACCCCGCTAAAGATTTCATTTTTGCCGTTTGTGAGCTGTCCGCTTTAACTCCTTTTGCTACTACTAAATTCCCTGTTTTTTTATATTCAGCTCTCATTGAATAGTCGCTAATATCATACAAATGATTCCTATTCTTACTTTCTATTCTGTCTTTAAAATCGCGCCAAAGCGAATCACGAATAGACGAATGATTAAGCCTAACTATTGCAACTCTACAATATTTCTCATTTTCTAAAATATAATCTATGTAATCTGTTGCTGTGTGGCTTCTACCCGCGGCACGTCCGCCCCACATATCAACAAATCTGTTATCATTGTCATATAATGGTAGAAAGCAATCGTTAACCCCATAAACACCGCTTGCAAATAAGGTTTGTCTTATTTCTTCTGGTGCTTTCAGTAATATTGAGAAAGGCTCATAGCGCATTATTTGTTTTTAAGAACCTCTATTATTTTATCAACTTGATTATCTGTGTAGATTATTATTTCTTCTTTGTCATCACCTTTAGCGTTTGTGTTAGCTTGTTTTGTCGGTGCATAGTCGCCCTCTATTTTAGCAAGGTAGTCAAGTGCTTTAAGTTGGTCTGAATGGCTTGGTACTATTATCTGACCTTCGATTCGCTTAGCCTTACCCATTGCAATACCTTCGGCTATCTTCATCCTGTCTATTTTGGTCAAATTAAGCGTTTTTAGCTTGTCTATTTCATTTGTGATAGTTTGTACCTCTTTAGCTTGTTTAATCGAATTTTGGGTAATTAAAAACGTTTCTTTTGCGCTTTTAAAGTATCTGTCAAATGTTCTTGTTGGCTTTTGCCATTTTTTGCCAAACATTGCCATGACATCAATCCTTTCAACTACTCCTTTATTAAAGCAGTCTATTATAAAATCTATGTACGTCTGTTTGTTTTCTTTCATAATTTATTAAAAATTCTTCTAACTATATAACCTCTTAAAAATGAAGTTAAAAAGAAAACAAAAGTTATAAATATATTTTGATTAATAGATACTTTAATTTTCAATAGTGGGTATATCCATAATTGTATCAAAAAGCTAATTATTAATCCTGCAATTACATTTACAATACTTTCTATAATAGAATGTTTTTTACTCTGCATTGTTAAAGTCTTTAGTTACTACTCCGTTACGTTTAACTATCAATGTAGGGTCAAGTTTAACCATTCGTTTTACAATTACATCGCAGTATTTCGGGTCTAATTCCATACCGTAACATTTGCGTTTGAGTTGGTGTGATGCTACCATTGTTGAACCGCTTCCGAGAAATACATCAAGTACAATATCACCTTGCTTTGATGAGTTTTCTAATGGTTTACTGCATAAAGCTATTGGCTTCATTGTGGGATGTTCTTCAGATCTACTTGGTCTGTCAATATCCCAAATAGTAGTTTGCTTTCTATCTCCATACCATTTATGAGATGCTCCATCTAACCAACCATAAATACAAGGTTCGTGCTTCCAATGATAATCAGAACGCCCAAATGTTGAATTGTTTTTATTCCACACTATGTATGATTTAAAAAGAAAGCCAGCATCTAAAAATTGTTGTATAAAATTATGTGTTTCAGATGAAGCGTGCCAAACATAAATAGCACCGCCTTTTTTAAGAGCAGTTGCTATTGTAGTATAAACATCATAAAGAAACTTAGGAAAGTCCTCAAGTTTATCATTTGCAATCTTTTCTCTTTTTTTACTTCCCCCTTCATAGTTTATGTTATAAGGTGGGTCTGTATGGCAAATGTCCGCCTTCTTCCCATCCATTAACCTTGACACCGAATCGCTATCCGTACTATCCCCACAAAGCAAACGATGTTCACCTATCTCGTAAAGGTCGCCTAAAACGGTTATTGGCTCTTCTGGTGGCGTTGCATCAAAGTCATCTTCTTCGGCTTCTAAATGCGTTTCTTCATCTTCTAATATTTCCACCCCAAGTTCTTCAATATCCAAATCATACTCCACTGCAATTTCTTCGATTAATTCAGTATCAATGTCGATATTTAGCTTTGATGTGGTGTTGGCTAATATTTGTGCTTCGAAATATTCTTTGGTGTTATCGTGAATATCAGAACGAACAATCACTGGGTATTCATCTGAAGCTATATTGACTTGTTTCGGCTTCATGCCTAATTTATCAAATGTTTCTTTTCGAGCGTGTCCGCTTATGATAGTGCCTTCTTCTGTTACTGATATTGATTCAATTGCACCTACCTTAGATATTGATGTAGTTAACAATTCCATACCTTTCTCAGTATGCTTATTAGTGTTTCTATTTGACGGCTTAATTTTTATCATTTTATTTTTTTAGCATCCACCCCAACCACCTGGAGTATCTTTATCATTCATGAGGCAAATGTAGTAATAATTCATGAAACAAAAAAAAGAGGCGGTTAAGCCTCTTGATAATTTTGAATGAAAAGTTTTTATTTTGAAAGTGTAATTGAAAAATCGCTAACGCCATCAGCAATTGTGTTTACTCTATTCCAGTTTTCAGTTATAATGACATAGCCATTAGATAGCATTATATCTAAA